TAGCAGTCTTAGCCTGCTCGATAGCCTGCATTAACGTAGCGTTGTCAATCTTTGTATTGATTAAATTCTCCAACTTTTTATGGTCGACACCCAGAGCCCTGGCAAATTCAATCAACTTTGTTGTATCCATTCTTTCACACCTTTCCTAAATTATAATGCATGAGTAAGTCTGGAAATTCCAGACTTACTTGGGTTTCGCTAAGTTGTTTTTTTACTTCTTCAGCGATGTCCAGCTCTTTTAAAGCATGGACTTCTTCTGTGACCAATTCCCTATCTGAATCTTCAATTTCAATATAAGTATCTCTATCGCTTGGGAAGATATACCCTCCTACCGAGATTTCAACTCGGTATTTTCCGCTTGGTAGAATACTGTCTAAATGAAAATTGACAGAATGGCTAGTGACGGGAGCAGTTGTCTTCCACCTGCCTTGTCCCTTGGTTAGAGTAATAACCGCATCTTGACCCTCAAACGAGGTCATGACATGGTAATTTTCATCTAACAATTCAAATCCAAAAGTAGAAGACAAATCTCCTTGCTTAATAAGGTCGCCACCATCAATTCGAGCCAAATTGGTTGCGTTAACTCTACGTTTGTTACAACCCATCATTGCCCTCCTTATCCTTGTCAAATAAACCATCGTCCTTGAATGGCAACTTGCCGAAATTATCGTAAAGCCTATCAATGAAGCCATTGCCACCTAATGCCTTGTAGCTTGCATACATGCTATCTACTATCGAACATTCATCTTTGTTTGTGAAACCTCTGCGAATGGCTCTACGAATATCTCTATCAAGACGCATTCTCATAATGACCTGATGTGCATCATCATGTAATTTCTGCTTATCTTGAATTTGACTAATTCTCTTATTGCTCTCGCTCGTGGTAGTCTGGACATCTTCGATTTGCTTCTTAACAGATGAAACTTCAGAGATGATCTGCTCTGTTTGTTCTTTGGATTTTTTAGGCAGCTTGTACCCCAACCACGCTATGATGATTGGGGACAGTACTGAAATAACATTCGTAAATAAATGTTCTAATTTTTGCAAGACGTCCATAGACACCTCGCTAGTTCGCCAAATGACTCAAGCCAAGGCGCTCCAATTCTTTTCGTACACGGTCTTTGAAGCGCTTATTGACAAATGAAAAGTCAATCGCTCCGCGTTTCAATAGGTTGATGTACATGTCGATTTTAGCTTGGTCTAATGTAATTCTACTCATTGTTGCTACCTCCATTGTTTTCACTAGTGCTCGCTTCGCTTGTCGGTGTAGGAATTTCATGTTCTGTCTCGCTTTCTGTTGGTTGTTCTACTGCTGGTGCAGGTTGGATAGACGCTTCTGCTACTGGTTGTTCAGTAGTTGGTTGTGCTGGTACTGGTTCAGATACGACCACGTTAGGAACTCCATTTGTGGCCACTTCTGTAGCTGGTTGGGGTTCTGGTTGAACTGGTGGGGTTACTGGAGTCGGTTCAGCAGGATGGGTTTCTGGCTCGGCAACATGAGGTGCTTCTTCATGTCCCTCTGCTTCGTCCTCATGCTCATGATCGATACCATTGTGTTTCTCAAGCACTTCCAAGCGCTCAAAGATTTCTTCGATATCGTCAGTATTGTTCAAGCTGACTTTTTGCATACCTTCCATGAGTTGATTGGCTTGTTCAAGTGCTGCAGTCGTTTTAGTCAGTTGTTCTTGGTTCTTAACGATAGCGCTTGTTGGGTCTAGCTCAGTGCGTAGAATCTCTTTGACTGCTTCAATGAGTGTTTCGTCCGTATCACCCAAACGGTCACCCTCTAACACACGAGTGAAAAAAGTTAACGGCTTGTCACATTGAATAGAGACTTCCGTCTTGCCAACTCTATAAAATTTATTTACTAATACAAATTCCATTTTTGTTTCTCCTATCTAATATAAAAAGTGTAAGAATGCGACCTATTGTTTAAAAAACTGTTTTTCTCTGTTTCTGTTTCAAATTCGACAAAACAATGATCACCTAGTCCAGAAAGATATGTACCATCCGATTCGTATCGGTTGCTAATAAAAACGTATTTAGCAAAAAATACATTACTGTTATTGTTATTATCAACAATTTTTACTTTTTTTGTTCTTCCTCTTCCATAACGAGGATGATTGATAAATCTCGATGAACCGTTAACATCCATTGATGCAACTGTTGATGAAAAACTTCTAGGGCTATTTATACTTCGCACGGATCCAATTCTTATCCACTTACTCCAGACAAGTTTGTTACCAACGTATCTCTCGATGATATCTTTACCGCCAAAATAAATACCTTCTCT